GAAGATACTGACAGAATGTTTTATGATATAATTGATAAAAAGGATTAATTATGAATTTTAAATGGGATTTAAAAAAAGAGATAGACAGTAAAAGAAAGCAGGAATCTGCATTAGCTATTCTTAGAAAGAGAAGCAAAGAATCCATTGCTAGACCTAAAGCTGTAAAAAATATTACTTCAAACGATCCTAGACTACAGGGCATTTAATGTCTAAGGTTTATTGTAAACTTTGTGGCCATAGGTGTCATTGTGTTGGACAGGGTTATTTCGTTAGTAGTAATCAATGTGGAACATGTATTTGTGATAAATGCGATCACAAAGGAATATTAGTTTTAAATAAGGAGGTTAAAATGAAAAAGTGGTGGAAAAAATTTGTAGCATGGCTATGGGGTTAATATGAGTAAATGTAAACAGTGTGAAAAAGAGTTTCAACCAAAAGATGAATTGGATCAATTCTGCAGCCAGGATTGTAAAGAGGAGGCATTAGCTGAATTAGATTCTAGTTCTGATGAGTGCCTATCATGTCAATAAAAATAAATGAGAACACCAGTATCGGTCTCCCGTTAAGGAACTTAATTGGTCTGATCGCAGCCATAATTGTCGGAGCATGGTTTGCTTTCGGTGTTATTGAAAGACTCAATAAACTAGAAACTAAAAATCAGTTGTTTGAAAAAGATTTATTAGAGGCTAGTGTTCAAAAACCAATTGACCAGGAGCAGTTCATGATTCTCGAATGGCAGGCAACACAAATAGAGAAGATGCAGAAAATGTTAGAAGCAAATGTACACACAGGTGTAATGTTATCTAGTCATGAAAAAGAAATTGAAAAATTAAAAAAAGATATTGAAAAATTAAAGGATGCAACAAGAGATATTAAGTTTGCAAATGGTAATGGGGGACATTAATGATAAAATTAGTATTTGCATTATGTTTATTTATAAATGGTGAGCTTGTAGAACACAGAATACAAGACAGTTTATCTACTTGTTTAAAGATGAAAAGAGAAGCCACTAGAAATATGGAAATGCAAAATAAGACATTTATGTGCGGGGAAGTAGAGGCCGAGCTTTACAAGAACGTAGATGGAAGCTATAGTATAGATAAAATTATTCAACCGAAATAATGAACCTTTCAAGAAACTTTACTTTACAAGAATTAATTAAATCGGATACGGCAATACGATTAAGTGTTGATAACAATCCTAATGCTAATCAAATTGAAAAATTAAAATTACTTTGTGAAAATATTTTACAACCCGTACGGGATCACTTCGGCCCTGTAACCGTGACCAGTGGATTTAGATCTCCTGATCTTTGTCTTAAAATAAATAGTTCAATTACTAGTCAACATACAAAAGCAGAGGCTTGTGACTTTGAATGTCCAGGTAAAGACAATGCTGAAGTTGCAGATTGGATTTATAAAAATTTAGATTTTGATCAAATGATTTTAGAATTTTATGTACCAGGAGAGCCCAACAGCGGGTGGGTGCATTGTAGTTATGTTCCTGAAAAAGGTAGAAAACAATTCTTGAGAGCTTTTAAAGAAGATGGTAGAACTAAATATAAACCAATTATAGGAAAAGCAAAGGATTTAGTATGACAATAGGTAGATCTCAAATGACACAGCAAATAGATGGTAAATTACGTGGTGCAAAGAAACAAAAGAAAAAGAAGCTTCAAGTTAAAAAATCCAATAAAAAGAATTCTAGGACATTTACTGTTTAAGCCAAAAATGGTACAATCCAAGAAGTTGTACAACCGTAAGAGGCTTAAAAATGACGAAGTTATGTAGTCGAGGCAAAGCGGCCGCTAAAAGAAAATTTAAAGTATACCCTAGTGCGTATGCTAACGCTTATGCTTCAAAAATATGTGCTGGTAAGATAAAAGACCCATCTGGAAAGAAAAGAAAAGATTGGGGTCCTAAAAAAGCTTATCAAGGTAAATTTATTCAAGTAGAAATGGATGGTCAATCGTACAGCAATCCGTCTCTTGTAAGTTATTATGGAGACTTGATAGATGAGTAAAAATGGTTTAAAAAAATGGTTTTCAGAAAAATGGGTAGATATTGGAGCGAGAAAAAAAGATGGTTCTTATCAAGAGTGTGGACGAAAGTCTGCGAGCTCTTCAAAAAGAAAATATCCAAAGTGCGTACCACTTGCAAAAGCCACTCGGATGACAAAGTCGCAAAAGGCGAGTGCTGTTGCCAGAAAACGTGCAGCCCCAAACACTGGCCCTAAGCCAACTAATGTCAGAACAGCTTTTGTAGGAGGAATGATTCCTATAACTCCTTCACAGGCAATAGCGGCAGCACAACAAACTACCCCACAAGATTACATTGACTATAAAACAACAAGAAATGTAAAACCTGTAGATAAAGTAACACAACCTATTCCACTTGTTAAAAAAGAAGAAGTAGAAGAAAAAAATTCAGGCGGTTTAGTGTATACTAAGTCTATACAACAAAACTATTATAAAGATTTAATATAAGGAGAAAAACTATGATGAAAACTATGCCAGGTGGCGGAAATGCTTATGCTAGAATGTCTTCTCTTAAAACCGAAAAAGCTAAATACGGTAAAGAGATGAAGAAAAAAAAGGATAAGAAGAAAAAGAAAAAAGATAAATAATGGCTACAAGCGGCACAACATCTTTTGATTTATCTATCGATGAGATAGTAGAAGATGCCTATGAGAGAATAGGTATGAGAATTAATTCTGGTCATGATATTAAATCAGCTAGAAGAAGTTTAAATATTTTATTTTCAGAATGGGGTAATAGAGGTGTGCATTTATGGAAAGTAGCTTTAAATGAAGTTGCTTTAGTTGCAGGTCAGGCAAACTATACAGTACCAACGAATGTTAGTGATGTATTAGAAGCTTATATCTCAACTGCAGGAGGAACTCCTGGAACAACCACTAATGACTTAACTTTATCTAAAATCGATAGATCAGCTTATGCCGCTTTACCAAACAAAGGTGTTCAAGGACAGCCTTCTCAATATTATGTAGATAGGCAGACAACACCAATTATTTATTTATATCAAACGCCAGATTTATCTACGTATACTTATTTAAAATACTATTCTATTAATAGAATAGAAGATGCAGGTGCTTATACAAACACTGCAGATGTATCTTATAGATTTATTCCATGCATGATTTCTGGATTAGCTTATTATTTAGCTATGAAACGTTCTCCAGAAAGAATGGAAATTTTAAAAATGTCTTACGAAGATGAAATGAAAAGAGCCTTAGATGAAGATGGTTCTAGAACAAGTTTATTTATAACTCCAGAAAGTTATTTTCCACAAGGATAAATTATGGGAAGATTTGCAAAAGGTAGTAGAGCTTTATCAATATCTGATCGATCAGGAATGCAGTTTCCTTATCAAGAAATGGTAAAAGAATGGAATGGTTCCATTGTCCATTATTCGGAGTTTGAGAAAAAGCATCCGCAATTAGATCCTAAATATCATGCTGCCGATCCTCAAGCTTTAAAAAAAGCTAGACCTGATACATCAAGAGGAACTAGTATTACTGCATCACTTGATTTACAATACTGGCCTGGACAATACTTATCTAATGGTATGCAACCTGGTACATCTCCCGATGAAGAAAATGTTAAAAGACAAGCGGGAATATCTATAGGAGGTGTTACAATAGTAATTACATAATATGACATACGCAGAATTATTACAAAAAGTTAGAGATTATACAGAAGTAGATTCAAATGTTTTAACTGATTCTATTATCGAAGACTTTATTAGAGATACCGAATTAAAGATTTTTAGAGAAGTAGATGCAGATTACGCTAGAGAATATGCAACAGCTTCACTTATAGCAAATACACCTTATTTAGATTTACCTAATGCTACATCTAGTTCTGGATTAACCTCCACTAGAAGAGCAATTATTGTTAGATCATTTTTAGTAGAGGATTCTAATCAGTCTCCTACAACCAAAGAATACGTAGAACCTAAAGATACTAGCTTCATATTTGAATATAATTCAACAGGAGCTACAGGAGTGCCTAAATACTATGCGATGTGGAAAGAGACAACTATTTTGATGGCTCCTACTCCAGATCAAGCCTACAACGTACAATTAAGCTATATTTATACTCCTGATCATCTATCAGCTACAAATACAACTACCTATCTATCAGATAATGCACCTGAGTTACTATTGTACGGAACTTTAGTAGAGGCATATGGTTTTTTAAAAGGACCCTTAGATATGTACAAATTGTATTCAGACAAGTATAATGTAGCTATGCAAGGTTTTGCGTTGGAGCAAGTAGGCAGAAGACGTAGAGACGAGTATCAGGATGGTACACCTAGAATAATAGTTCAGGCACCATCTCCTGACAAAAGTAATTAAAATTATAAGGAGTAATTATTATGGCAATAGCACAAGCAGTTTGTAATTCATTCAAACAAGAAATATTAGAAGGTATTCACGATTTTGAAAGTGGTGGAGACGAATTTAAGTTAGCTTTATACGAAAACACAGCAAACTTATCAGCAGCAACAACAGCATATCCTGGCGACAGTACAGGTGGACAAGTTGGTGATTCAGGAGAGTACACTCAAGGTGGTGGAACTCTACAATCTCAACAAACAGCTCTAGACACAGGTGTAGCAATTGTTGGTTTTGCGGATTTATCTTTCACAGGTGTTACTTTAACAGCTAGAGGAGCATTAATTTACAATACAAGTGAATCTAATAAAGCGGTATGCGTGTTAGATTTTGGATCAGACAAAACTGCAACTAGTGGAACTTTCACTATTCAGTTTCCAGCATTTACATCTTCCGCTGCTATATTAAGAATCGCTTAATAACGAGCAGGAATATGAATGGCAACTACTTGGGGTACAAATACATGGGGTTCCAACTCATGGGAGAGTGATTTAAACACAATCACCCCAAGTAGTAATACTTTATCTTTAACAACAGGAACTTTATTAGCTTATCCAGAACAAGGTTGGGGTGGTAAGCAATGGGGTATTAATGAATGGGGTGAACTAACCGATGTTACCGTCTCATTAACAGGTCAAGAACTTACATTAACATTAGGCAACGAATCAGTAGAAGCTATCCTTAACAAAGGTTGGGGTAGAAAAAATTGGGGAGAAGAAGCATGGGGTATTGGTGGTTCTGTTCTTCCACAAGGTCAACAATTAAATACAACACTAGCATCAGTAACTGTAACCAATGAAATAAATATTGGTTGGGGTGGATTAACTTGGGGTGCAGGTGAATGGGGAGATTTAGCTAACCCAGATATTATTCAAACAGGTATTGAAATGACGTCTAATACTGAAGACGTCAGTATTACTGCAGATGCTAATACTAATACAACAGGACAAGAATTAACATCTAATACAGATGGAGTTGTTGCAGGAACTTCAGTATCACTAATTGCAACAGGTGAAGAATTAACATCTGATACAGATGGAGTTTTTGCTGGAGAACTTGTAACAGTAGAACTAACCTCACCTTCAAATGACCCTTGGGGCAATGAAGTTTGGGGTAATGGTCAATGGGGTGTAGGAGACGGTACTACAATTATTGCTGCTCAACCTACATTAGTTGGTACCGCAAATATAGAATTAACTTCAAATCAATTATCTATAAGTGAAGGAACCGTTGACCCTGCACCAGATGCAATGGTTACAGGCATCGGTATGACTATTACTAGTGGTGTTGGAACTGTTACGGCTTCAGCATCAGTCAATACTACAGGTTCTGAGGCTACTGCAGAAACAGGTGATCCTACTTTAATCGGTACAGCTAATATAGATGTTACAGGACAAGAGTTAACAGGAAGCACAGGTCAATTAGAATACGAAGCTAAATATTTAGTAACTAATGGATCTGAAAACTCAGTTGAGTTTACTGCATATAACCAAGCACAATTATCTACAGCTCAAGCTAAATTTGGAACAGCATCTTTATTATTAGATGGTACAAATGATTATGTAGAATCTAATTCAAATGTTGATTTAAGCTCTGGTGATTTTACAGTTGATGTTTGGATCAGACCAAGTAGTGTTTCAGGTTACAAAGGTATTTGGCAATCAGGAACAAGTACAACAGAACAATCTTATTTATTAGGTAGCACAGTTTATTGGACTGTAAATCCATCAACAATCATAAGTAGTTCAGTTACTGTTAATGCAAATGAATGGACTATGTTGTCTTATGAAAGACAAGGAAACACTCACAGATTATATAAAAACGGAACTTTAGAAGATACAGCTACTACAAGTAATAAACAAGATAATGGTCGATTCAGTATTGGTGAAAATGGCTTTGGTGATTTTAATGGTTACATTGATGAATTTAGATTATCAAATATTGCAAGATACGGAGGTTCAAGTTTCACCGAACCTACAGGAGCGTTTGTACCAGATTCAAATACAACATTCTTGTTACACATGGATGGTGCAAATGGATCTACAAATATAGTAGATGATGCTCCAGGAGTAACTATTGCAAGATTCGATATTGGAGAAGCGTTTGGTGGAGAAGTTGTAGAAGTACAAGTTAGAACAGCTTCAGCACAACCTTGGGGTAATGAAGCTTGGGGTAATGGAGAATGGGGACAATCTGTTGGTACAGATATTGCGATAGGAGCAGATACAGTATTAACACCTTCTATTGATGTTCCTGTTACAGGAGAAGACATTAATACTACAGCAGCTAATGTAAGTATTACTGCAGATGCAAATTTATCACTAACTGGTCAAGAATTAGAGTCTTTATTAGGTAATGAAAATGCCTTTTCAGATGTTACGGTAGAGATTACGGGTCAATTATTAACTTCAGAGCAGGGAGATGTGCTTGCTGGAATAAGTCAATTAATTATACCTACAGGCTTGGAAGCTACTGTAACTAGTGGTACAATGGGTGTAAATGCATGGGCTGTAGTTGATCCAAATGCAAGTACTACTTGGAGTGTGGTTGACAAAGCGGCAGCTTAAGATTAAAATTATTGAATATTAGGAGTTATATATGGCATCAAGTTATTCTACAGACTTAAAACTAGAGCTTATGGTAACAGGGGAAAACTCTGGTACATGGGGCGATAAAACAAATACAAATTTAAATTTAATACAACAAGCAATTGCAGGTTATGAAGCTATTGATGTTGCATCAGCAGATGTAACTTTAACTATGGATAATGCTGCGTTGTCTAATGCTAGAAACATGGTGTTATCTTTAACAGGAACACTAGCAGGAACAAGAGTAGTTAATGTTCCAGATGGAGTTGAAAAAACTTACATTGTTGCAGACAATACTACAAGATCAGGAAACACTTTAACTATTAAAACTGTTTCAGGAACAGGTGTTACTATTCCAGAAGGTAAAACTATTTTAGTATATTCTGATGGTACAAATATTAATGATGTTTTCTTTTTAGCAAATGTTTCGGAAGATACTACACCTCAATTAGGTGGTGATTTAGATGCAAACGGTAACAACATTCTAATTGATGGCGGAAACTCTATTAATGATGAAAATGATTTAGAACAAATCAAGTTTGCGACTACTGCTTCTGCAGTAAATGAATTCACTGTTACAAATGCTGCTACAGGAAATGCTCCTGAAGTTTCAGCAACAGGTGATGACACAAACATTGATCTAAATTTAACTCCAAAAGGTATTGGCAGAGTGACATTAAATGGTGCTGGTAAAATTGAACACGTTGCTGAAAAAGCAACTGTAACAGCTACAGCTGCTTCAGGCACTGTAAACTATGATGTTACAACACAAGCTGTTTTATACTATACTTCAAATGCTTCAGGAAACTGGACATTAAATATCAGAGGAGATGGTACAAATTCTTTAGATTCAATTATGGACACAGGTGAGTCAATTACAATTGCTCATTTAGTGACAAATGGAGGTACAGCATATTACAATTCAGCTGTTCAAGTTGATGGAGCCTCTATAACTCCAGAATGGCAGGGCGGTACAGCTCCTTCAGGAGGAAATACTAACTCTGTTGATGTATATACGTACACTGTGTTTAAAACAGGTGCAGCGACTTTTTCTGCATTTGCTTCTTTACAACAGTATGCATAATATTATTAAAAGGTAAGATATGGCTGATTTTGCAAGACTAAACGTTAACAATAATGTAATTGATGTTCAACATATTGCTGATTCAGATGCACCTACAGAAGCAGAAGGCGAAGCTTTTTGCCATGCATTGTTTGATGCAGACCATCCAAATTGCACATATAAAAAATGTGATCCAGATGGAGCAATAAGGTATAACAGAGCTGCAGTTGGTGACATTTACGATCCTGTAAATGATGCTTTTAGAAAAACTAGACCACATACTACTTGGATTGAAGATACAAATTTTAAGTGGATACCCCCTATTCCAAAACCCGATAATGTAAATGCTGTATGGGATTATACAGACTATGTTACAGGGGACGGTAGATGGGTAGATTCCACAACAAATGAGGAGATTTAATCATGCCTTTAGTAGGTGCTAGAGCAGCGGGAACAGCAGGTTTTGGAGGTTTCGGCGGTGGTGGAAAAGGTTTTATCACAGCCACAGGTGGAACAATAACAGAATCTGGAGATTTTAGAATACATACTTTTACTAGTGGTGGTACATTTGCTGTTTCTAAATTGGGAACAGGTCCCACAGGAGACTTAGCTAATTTTTTAATTGTTGCTGGTGGTGGTAACTCAGGTACAAACTCCGAAGGAGCTGGAGCAGGTGCAGGTGGTTTTAGAGAATTTTCATGTCAGCCTATCAGTGCAAGTAGTTATCCAATATCAGTTGGAGGCCCTGGTGGTGAATCATCAGGATTTGGTTTTACTTCAAATCGTGGAGGACAAGGTGGATCTCAGTTTACTGGTGGACAACCAGGAGGTTCAGGTGGAGGAGCAGGATTTAACGGTGGAGGAGCCGCATCAGGTAATCAACCTCCAGTAAGTCCCCCTCAAGGAAATCCAGGAGGAACAGGAAGAATTTGTGGTGGAGGAAACGCTAGAGGCGGCGGTGGCGGAGGAGCTAACGCAGCAGGACAGCCAGCACCAACATCTGAAGGTGGAGATGGTGGACAAGGAAAAATTCCTTCTATTACAGGAGCACCTGGCAGTTATTATGCAGGTGGCGGATGTGGAAACTCAACTACTTCAGGAAAACCCCCAGGAACACCTGGTCAAGGTCAGGGAGCAAACTCTGGTGGCGGAGGTGGAGCAGGAGCTTCAGGATTCCCTGGAATAGTTATAGTAACTTATAGGTATAAGTAATGCCTTTGTTAGGTGCTAGAGCAGCAGGTGCTGCTGGTTTCGGAGGATTTGGAGGCGGCGGAAAAGGCTTTATAGTAGCTACAGGAGGCTCTATCACAGAGTCTGGAGATTTTAGAATACATACTTTTACAAGCGGAGGAACTTTTACAGTTTCTAAATTAGGGACAGGTCCCACAGGGGATTTAGCAAATTTTTTAATAGTAGGTGGTGGAGGTAACTCTGGTTCAAACGCAGAAGGTTCTGGTGGAGGAGCTGGCGGTTATAGAGAATTTTCATGTGCACCTATTAGTGCAACATCTTATCCAATATCAATTGGTGGGCCAGGAGGCCAGTCATCAGGATTTGGATATACAGCAAACGCTGGTGGAGGAGGTTCAGGTCCAGTTGGAAATGGTTCTCCAGGAGGATCAGGTGGAGGAGCTACCTTTCAAATGGGTGGTGGAGCAACAGGAAACCAACCTCCAGTAAGTCCTCCTCAAGGAAACCCAGGTGGTGGCGGAAGATATTGTGGGGGAGGAAATGCTCGAGGAGGCGGAGGCGGAGGAGCCAATGCTTCAGGTCAAACTGCACCAACATCTGAAGGTGGAGATGGTGGACAAGGTAAAATTCCAAGTTTTAATGGATCACCAGGTAGTTACTATGCAGGTGGTGGATGTGGAAATTCAAATAGAGCAGGTAAACCTCCAGGAACACCTGGCCAAGGTCAGGGAGCAAATTCTGGCGGTGGGGGCGGAGCAGGTGGCTCTGGTTTTCCAGGAATAGTGATTGTATCTTATCAATACAAATAATTGACATCATTATCGAATTAAGATAATTAGTAACACGCAATGTTACTTAATGAACAGTATTGGTTTTTTAAAAAAGCTTTATCAAAAGAAGTTTGTGATAAAATCATTGAAACAGGTTTAAAACGACCAAAAGTTAAAGGAACCGTTGGAAACAGTAAAGATGTAGATGTAGTAGAAAAATCTACAAGGCTTTCTACAGTTACTTGGTTAAATGATGATTGGATATATAACTTAATTCATCCTTATATTGAATCCGCTAATCAAAATGCTGGTTGGAATTTTCAATGGGATTTTAGTGAAACTATGCAGTTTACTATGTATGGAAAGAACCAATTCTATACATGGCATGCAGATCAAAGAGCTAGACCTTATCCATCTGATCATAAAAACGAGAACTACAGAAATAAAATTAGAAAACTTTCTGTAACAGTTCAATTAAGTGATTCTAAAGATTATTCAGGAGGTGAGTTAGAATTTGATTTTAGAAACACTAAAGATAACAAAAGTAAACAAATATGTAAGGCAGGTAAAGAAAGGGGAACTATAGTTGTATTTCCTTCTTTTATGTGGCATAGAGTTAAACCTGTTACAAAAGGCACAAGATATAGTTTAGTTATGTGGTCATTAGGAGCTCCGTTTATTTAATGAAAGATATAATCTGCGAAACATATTTTAATACTCCTATTTATCTTTTAAAAGATGATTCTTGGGTAAAAAGTTTAAATAAAATATCTGATAAACATTTGAAAAAAACAAAAGCTAAAACTGAATTAAAAATTGATGAAAGAAATAATATTGTTGGAGATGTAGGCGATCATGGTTTTTCTTATCATTCAGATCAAATGATGAAAGATCCAAAAATGGATTCTTTTAATAAATACATTTTAGATATGAGTAAAAATATTTTATTATCCCAAGGATATAATCTTAGTGCATATAAACTACAAACAAACGAATTATGGGTTCAAGAGTTTGCTAAAAACGGTGGAGGACATCATGATACGCATATACACTACAATAGTCATATATCAGGATTTTACTTTTTAAAATGTTCTGAGAAAACTTCTTTTCCTATATTCCATGACCCTAATCAAGCTAAACAAATGTCTCAATTACCTTTAATGAATGAGAAAGAAGTTAGTATAGGAATGGATAAAGTATACTATAAGCCAGAGCCTGGTATGTTCATATTGTTTAATTCTTATGTACCCCATCAATTTATGGTAGATGATGGAGTAGATCCTTTTAGATTTATACATTTTAATATACAAGCGGTTCAAAATGAGTTTTAGTAAAAACAAATATTGTCTTATTAAACAAGCAGTCAGTAAAGAACTGTGTAGTTTTTTATCCGATTACATTCTTATAAAAAGAAAACTAGCAAAAATAGTCTATGATAAAGGACTAGTAGTTCCAGGATTTAATTTGTTTGGAGGTTTTGGTGATGGTCAAATAGAGGGTTCTTATAATCATTATGGAGATATAGCTATGGATTGTTTGTTACCAAAACTCAAACCTTTAATGGAAAAGAAAACAAAACTTAAGCTAACCCCAACCTATTCTTATATGAGAATATATAAAAAAGGTGATGAATTAAAAAAACATACCGATAGAGAATCTTGTGAAATATCTACTACTTTAAATTTAAGTGGAGATAAGTGGCCTATATTTATAGAAGGTAAGGCTATTAATCTATCTGTTGGAGATATGGTTATATACAAAGGATGTGAATTAGAACATTGGAGAGAACCTTTTAAAGGAGATACCTGTGTGCAAGTTTTTCTACACTACAATGAAACTAATGGTAAGTTTCAAAATAAGTTTGATGGTAGAGATTTTTTAGGATTACCTACAAAGGATTTGAATGGAGCATAAATTTAATTCATTATTTAATGTACCTGTGTTATTTAAGCAAACAAACATAGATACGAAACCCTTAATTAAATATATTAATAAAGTTAGTAAAAATAGTAAAGTGGTTAATAGTAATGTTGGAGGAGTTCATTCTGAATTTTTTGATCTTACAGAACCTTCATTAGAGGAATTAAAAAAAGAAATAATACAAAACATGGATAAATTTTTTTCTGAATGTATGTTTAAATCTAAAAACTTATTCTTTCAAAATATGTGGGCTATTACAAATAAATACAAAGATTATAATGTTACTCACAACCACCCTTTTGCAATGTTTTCTGGTGCATTTTATGTTAAGGCTCCTGTTAAATGTGGTAAAGTTGTATTTGAGCATCCTGGTATGTCTTTAATGCATTTTTGGCATGGTTTAGAAAGGGAAAAGTTTAACAAATATAATAGTCCAACATGGTCTTTTGATATAAAAGAAAAAGACTTATTAATATTTCCGTCTTGGTTGTTTCATAAAGTTGAACCTAATATGTCCAATAAAGAAAGAATAGTTATTTCATTTAATATAGGAGGATAATGAATTATACAATAGATAAATGGTTTCCAAAAAGTGTATATCACGTAGATGATTTACATAAAAAAGAACTATCTAAATATATTAAAGAAATTAAAACAATTAAAAACACAAAAAAGACTTTTCATATAGATGTTAACTCTTCTCATTTTATGGAAGAAGTTCATACTAAAGCTTTTTTCAAAAATCTTTTTGAAGATATTCTTAACCACTGTAGGAACTATGCAAGTAATTTAGGTTATTCTAAAAAGTATTGTGATAGTTTAAAGATCACAAATTCATGGTTTAACATAAGTAAAAAGGGGGATAGTTTATTAAAACATATACACCCTGTATCATTATTTAGTGGTGCTTTTTATCTTAAATCTAGTGAAGATGATTTTATTACTTTTTACAAAGAAGATGATATGGCACAACCTCCAGAAAATTTTAATGAACTTTCATATGAGTACTGTAACTATCATTGCAGAGAAGGTAAATTATTAATTTTTAAAAGTAATCTCAATCATTCAACTAATAGACAAAACGGAAAAGAAAAGATAGTAATATCTTTTAACGTAGATATAAAATGATAAAGACACAAATAAAAACAGATGTTTTTTTATTAGAAGGTATTTATAAAAATACTAAAATAATAAAATCTTTAAGAGATAAAATAAAAGAAAACACTAAAAACATGAAAGCAGGGGATACTAATGTTGTAGCCAAAACAACTTCCTTTTTCTTTTTTAGAAAGGATCCAGATTTTGTTACTTTTTTAAAAGACATTAGAGAGGAGATTGATAAAATATATCCTTATGATTTTATCATTGTAGATGCTTGGGGTAATTGTTATGAAAAAGGTCAGTATGCTGTAGAGCATACTCATAAAGAAGTATCTGCTTTTTGTGGTATTTTATATTTAACAAATAATGGTCCAGGAACTTACTTCCCAGAATTAAATTTGACAGTAAAAGAAAAACAAGGTAAGTTCGTATTATTTAGTCCCGTGTTAAAACATTCAGTAAACAAACATGAAGGTAAAACACCAAGAGTGACTGCTGCGTTTAATATGTGTGAATGTAAACCATGGGTTGATTACAGAAACACAGGATATACTTACGTATGATAAATTTAGATTGTTACACTTATTTTCCAAAAGTTTATGAAAAACATAAACTAAAACAAAATGCTTTACCTAATTGGATAACAGAAAATACTAAAAAATTAGATTTTTTTACAAACATATATAAAAACAATATCGTGGTACCTCTTTGGTCAGACATGACTCTTGCTGTAGATGCTGGAGGAGATGTGGTTTTTCAATTAACTGAAGATGATAAGTATCAACATGCTTTAAAAAATATTGTTTCTAATATTGATTATAATGAGCTTATGTTTAGTAATGTTATTTTACTAGAATTAAAATCTCCTTGGTTGATTAAAGCAGATAAAGATGTAATGTTTCACTATAATACTTTATTATGGAATCAGATCAAGTCTGTAGATAAGTTTTGGTTCTTAAACAAGGCTTTCTCTTTTAAAGAGCCTAAAGAGATTGATTTAAGTTTTATGATTACCATGAAACCTGGAAGACAAGGTATTCAAGAAGGTACGCAAATAATGCAACTTTTACCTTTAAGTGAAGAAGAAGTAAAAATAAACCATCATTTAATATCACCAAAAGAATATGAAAGACTTAAAAATAATAAATAACGCATTAGAAGAAAAGAACTCTGAGACTATAAAAGCAATAATGACACAGAGTCCAGAATTTGCTTGGTTCTTTAACGATGGTGTTAGTAAAGTATATGATGGACATATTCAGTTCTTACATCATTTTTACAGAAACTATGGTGTCAATTCTGACTGGATGAGTATGCTAGACCCTATAATAAAGATATTAAACCCTTTAAGTTTAGTAAGAATAAAAGCAAATCTTCTTGTAAGAACACCTAAAATAATCGAGCATGGAATGCACATAGACCAAGCTGTTAAAGATAATAAAAAATTAAAGACAGCTATTTATTATGTTAACACAAATAATGGTTACACTAGATTTAAAAAAGATAAAAAGAAGATAATAAGTAAACAAAACAAACTAGTCATATTTAATAACGATCTAGAACATACAGGAACAACTTGCACTGATGAAAGAGTGAGAGTGGTTATAAACTTTAATTATGTCGAAAGATAGTGTACTTAATTTATTTAGTACTCCAATATATAAAGCCTCCTTTAAAATAAAACAAGATGAAAAAAGCTATTTACAAAATATTCCTTTAAGTGATGTACAGTTTAAAAATGGATTAATGTCCAATGACAAACACGTCTTACATCAAAAGCAACTTTCTTCTATAAAAGAACAAATAGATAAACACATACATACGTATAAAAACAATGTACTTCAGGTTGCTAATGATATTCAATTATATATTACAAACTCTTGGTTGATGAAACATGATAAAGGTCATTATGCTCATGAACATAGCCACGCTAATAGCATTATCAGTGGTATATATTATATAGAAGTTCCTAAAATGTCGGGTAATCTAATATTCCATAAAGCTTCTAATAACATATCTAATGTTATGAGTCCTGTGATTGCTTTAAAATATAAAAAATATAATGATTATAACTCTGAAGAATATGCGGTAAAAGTTAAAGCTAACTTATTGGTATTGTTTCCTTCAAATCTAAGGCACAGTGTGCCTGTGTCTCTTTCAGAAAACCCACGTTATTGTATAGCATTTAATACATTTTTAAAAGGTGATTTAACCACTAATGGTGTAGACGAATTAAGATTTGGTTAAGTTTATAAAGCACAGTATTTAAGGTATAATAGGGCCATGCCACTTAGAAAAGTACAATTTGCACCAGGATTCAATAAACAAGCCACAGATTCTCAAGCCGAAGGTCAATGGGTTGATGGAGATAATGTGCGTTTTAGATATGGTTCACCTGAAAAAATAGGTGGTTGGGAACAAGTTTTATCTAACACACTAGTAGGGGCAGTTCGTGATATGCATTCATGGGCTGATTTAGGTGGAAGAAGATATATGGCGATGGGTACAAATAAAATTTTGTATATCTATAATGGAGATGCTTTTTACGATATTACCCCTTTAGATACTGATATAGCCGTGAGCGGTGCTGACATTACCACGACTAACGGATCACGGACAGTTACTATTACTACACCTTCTGCTCACAATCTTGAAGTAGGAGATATAACAACATTTGATAATGCAGGTTCATTTACAGCAGGACAAACAGATTATGTAGCGTCTGATTTTGATGATGTACTTTATGAAGTACAATCAATACCAACAACTACTACTTTTACAATTGAAATGGCTTCTGCCGAAACAGGCACAGGAGCCACAAATGACGGAACATTAGATACATTACCTTATTATAAAATAGGACCTTTGCTTCAAGCTTTTGGATTTGGATGGGGTACAGGAACATGGTCAGCCTCTACTTGGGGAACACCACGAACTTCTTCTAATGCAGTTTTAGATCCTGGTTCATGGTCTTTAGATAACTACGGAGAACTATTAATTGCCACTGTAAAAAACGGTAAAACTTTTCAATGGGATCCTAATGCTGGTGCTGGTGTTTCAACAAGAGCAACACTAGTTGCTAATGCACCTACAAAAACGGTAATGACTTTAGTATCTGACAGAGATAGACATTTAATATTTTTAGGCACTGAAACCACAATTGGTAGTCCTACTACTCAAGATAAAATGTTCATTAGATTTTCTGACCAAGAAAACATTAACGATTATGCTCCAACTTCTACAAATACAGCTGGAACATTTAGAATAGACTCAGGAACAAAGATTATTGGTGCTGCAAAAGGTAAGGATTATATTTTAATTTTAACAGATACTTCAGCGTATTTAATGCAGTTTATAGGAGCTCCTTATACATTTAGTATTAGACAAGTAGGTTCTAACTGCGGATGTATTGGTCAGCATTCTATTGTATATGCAAATGGTGCAGTATTCTGGATGGGAGATTCAGGTGGTTTCTTTGTATTTGATGGTACAGTTAAATCAATGGGTTCTTTAGTAGAAGATTTTGTTTTTACTACAACAGCAGATAATCAAGGATTTAATTTTGCATCGGGTTCTGAATTAACTTATGGAACACACAATAGTCTATACCAAGAAATTACTTGGTTTTATCCAACATTCAATTCTAATTATGTTAATAGATGTGTTACATATAATTACGGAGATCAGGTGTGGACAACAGGTTCGCTAGCTAGAACTGCTTACGAAGATGCTCATGTTTTTGAAGACCCTATGGCAACTAAATTTGATCTTAATACCGCTCCAACTAGTCCAACCATTAACGGTATATCAAATGGTGCTTCTTATGTATTTAATCAAGAAGTTGGTGTTAATGAAGTATTAGACAACGGTAACGTTGTAAACGCTATACCTGCATATATTGAATCAGGAGATTTTGATTTAGATGAAGGTGGAGATGGTGAATACTTTATGAAGATTAAAAGATTTATACCAGACTTTAAAGATTTACAAGGTAATGCTAAAGTAACTATATTACTAAGACGATACCCTGCAGATGTACAAACAAGTTCTACATTAGGACCCTTTACAGTAAACTCCAGTACTGATAAAGTAGATACAAGAGCTAGATCAAGATTAGCTTCTGTAAAAATTGAAAACGACGCTATTAATGAAAGATGGCGTTATGGAGTATTTAGAGTAGACATACAACAAGACGGAAGAAGATAATGGCTAAAGTACAAGTGTTTTTACCTGAACCGCCGCAGGAATATACTCCTGATGCATTTAGACAAATTCAATTAGCTTTAGAAAGTTTACAGAATCAATTAAATACGAACTACCAAAAAGAAGAGGACGAGAAAACTCAAAGGTTTACTTGGTTTATAGGGAGTAATCATTCATAATGTCTTGTAATAATGTAAACTTTGAACACCCTTTTGATCTTAATGTTTCTAGTGGAGCTTTATCTCCTAGCTACAAACAAGTCT